TAGTAAAATAAATCTGATGGCTCATAGCCAATTGACTTAGCCTTCCAACGCTGACAATAATCAAGCGCTTGGTTACGTAGGCTACGATAAATTAAATTCTTAGCGTCCTTCGGACCGATTGCTTCCCACTCATTCAACTTATTAGGATGCTCAAGGAACCACTCATAGAGTGATTGTTTAATGTCCTCAAGTTCAACCATGTCATACTTTTTGTGATACTCAGCCGCGACTGCTATCGCAATGTATTCCCAAGGTTCAATGCGCTCCCAATCCATTATCCCCAACGCTTTCCCTCAACAATAAATGAACCATCTCGCTGGATTGGAATAGTAACTGGTACGACTGTGCGACCATCAACATAGAGCATGCCAAAGCCTTGCTGCCATGTAAATAATCCACCCTTAATATACTTTGCATCCTTGTAGCGCATTAGATTGCCAACTTCCATACCCCATACTGTTTGAGGTGCAGATGTTCCATGTGCTTGAGTGTGATGAGCAAGACCCATGCGGTGCGTGTGTCCACACACTACTGATTTACCTGTACGCATGGCTAAACCAAGGGCTGTAAGCCCTCCAGTAGACTTCATAGAACCTTCATCACCGTGCATGAGCAACCAATTAGGTGCTAACTCATAAGGCTTAGTGTGATATGTAGCGCCAATGGAATCAAGGCGCAAAAATTCTGGTAGTTCTAATTCAGGTAGCCCGAGTAGCCCAGGAGCACGCATCATAACTGTGTTATACAAACGGTCCGTGTGGTTTGACCGAATGATATGCTTGACCTTGAGCGACTCGAGCACCCTTGTTGTTTCGTCCCTATCACGCCCGATGGAGCGTTCATACTCCAACGGAGTTCCCTTTGACCACTTAGATATAGTCTGCATATCCATTTCGTCTCCAACTGAAACTACTTCGGTTGGTTTATACGCCTTGATAAAAGCGGCTAGGTTAGTAACCGCTCTCTTATCATGGTAGGGTATCTGTAAATCAGATACGCAAACTATTGTCTTCATTACTTTGCTCGTCTCTTATTCTCTTTGGCGACATTTTTCTTATGACTCATCGCTTGTAGATTACTAATTCTATCACGCCCTGCACGGCCACCATTATCCTTGTGGTCTACGTCAGTAGATTTAGATAACTTCTTGCCAGTAGCCTTCTCATAGTCGAGTCGAGCCTTGTTAGTAGATGTAGTTTCGGTAGTGCCATCCTTTTTCTTACGTTTGATTACGTAAATGGGGCGTCCACCGTTTGCTTTACTGCCTTTATATGGACCAAATATCTTCATTCTTGGGGCCACTTTCCTTGTAGAACCAGCAATCCAATGATTGCATAGTTTGCCATATCCTTGAAAGAATCTTCAAGGCTTTCATGTTCTGGATTAGCACCACTATCAACTAAGTTATTGATGCGAGCCAATTTATCCCACATACGCACACGTAGACCATTGAGAGGACCACCTGGACTTTGTGAAATATTCTTAGGACCGTAATCCTTGTGCTTGCTGATAAGCAAATCAAACAGTTTAGAAGTTACATCTGCTACGTCATTGTCGAACTTAGCAGAGGAACCTGCAATACTATCTCTAGTGTGTTCTTTGATTGGACGCGGGTTGATGTTTGTGTCGGGATAACCTTTGCGCTCGTAATCATAAATCCCTTTTCCTGTAACATTTCCAATATGAGCCATATCTCTTCACTCTCCACTTTCGTTGTCATTGTTTTTTTCCAATAATTCTTTGAGTTCTTCGTCGATAACTGACATGTGTTCACTTACAATCATGTCTTCAACAAAGTGTTTCATTTGACCTGGGTCAACCTCTGCTGCGTATAGTGTAGCATAGGTGTCTTGCGTGATGCGCTTGACTTGGTCTGGGTCATCTGAGTAGCCATACAAGGCTCGCAGCAAAGAGCCAACCATAAGAGAGTAGCCGTTGGGCAAGATAAGTTTGGGGTCAAAAGGTTCTTCCCCTTCATCATCTAGTAGGTGGTCTGTTGCTTCAAATATATTTTCAAAAGGTGTTCCGCATATTGGGCAATCGGGTATCTCTTTATTCATTATTCAAACCCATCTTATCTCGTAAGAAATCGGAACCATACTTCACATAACAACTATTAACATCTTCTCCGTCTGGCATTGAGACGACAGTAACTGGCAATTCTCTGGCAAGACCAGCAGCAAATTCTTTTCCTGGTTGGTCTCCATCTGCAAAGACAAAGATGCGCTCAAAGTCTGCAAGTAATCTGGTGTAATGTTTCTTCCATGAGTTTGCACCTGGAACCCCAATGCAAGGTATACCAACACAGCCACTAAGAGTAATGGTATCAAGTTCACCTTCGCATACCCCAATCCAATCACCCGCTTTGTCAATGTCAGTTACATTATACATCTTCGTTTCAGCGCCAGTCATTCCCATGTACTTCGGTTCCACCGCTGGATTAAGTGACCTAAACCGCAAATCAACAATACCAGTTTTAGTAATGTAAGGAATCGAGAGACGACCGATAAACGCTTCTTGACCAACCTCAGGCTCCTCTACTACGCCGAATCGAGCCAACCGCGCTACTTCCCGCGTTATTCCCCGACTTGCTAGGTAATCTTCGGCCAGATGAATATTTCCCGCGTACTTCATTGCCGCTCTGCCCAGTAATTCCTTCTGCGATAGACTTTGCTTCACGTATATCACACCTCTCTTGTTTAGCAATTATTTGAATGCTATTGCCTTGCATACCACACGCAAAACAGTTGAATATATTCTCTCTCGTATTGAAACTTGCACTAGCGTGAGAGTCATTATGGAATGGACACTTCACATTCACTTGGCCGCTAGTGCGCCGTACCGTAGCACCGTAGTGCTGTAGTACCGCTACAATATCGGGTAGGTCATCCACCAAAAACATCGCCCAACCTTAATACTAGATAGGCATCGTCGATGGACTTGCCTCTTGCTTTAATAATAACTGAGGGTAGTATAGCATCTCTATCGATGTTACGCGCTTCCGCATAATGGTCTGCTTCTACTTGCGCTTCTCTCGTCCAACCTGGGAGAGTAATTTTGCCACTTGCGCCTGGCGCTTTACACTCGATGATGCCGATGCTCCCCAAAAAATCCGTCTTAACAACAACGTCACCTTCGTCTTTAGCACCAGCACGAGCAAGGCGCTCAGCATCGTACCCGCGAGCGCGGAACCAATCTTTAATATCAGTTTCAAAGGATGCTCCTCTTGCTTTATGGGATTTACGTGTTGTCATGCGTTCTCTGGAATATCTTCTATGTACATGTATTCAGGATTGAATGCAAGCCACGTCATTAGAGTTCCGTTTTGGTCTGCTCTTCCGTAGCGATTTTTGACTGATGCCACGCCCATCGATGTGCCAACCGTGCCGAGCGTACATATAAGCGCGGGTAATTGTGAAACCTTACCTTGGATTGCGCTTCTTGGTTGACAAGGATTTCCAGGAACTGCTTCCGAAGTATGATGTAGAACCACAATTGCTGCATTCGTTGCTCTAGCAAGATACTTTAACTCCTTCATGATTGCTCGCATAGATGCGAACTCTTCGCCACCATCTGTGGCTACATCCATGAGGTTGTCGAGAACGATAAGGGTTGGAGGACAACCCCACAACTCCTCAAACGCCTCGACTTCCTCATCAATGTCTTGCAATGTTGGTGCTGATTCAAACGACCAGACTATGTGGCTTCCTTTTTGGAGGATTGCTTTAGTCCATCCAACATCAGTATTAAGTTTCTGCTCTACATCTGACTGACTCTTCCCCGAAATCATAGATGCAAGGCGCATAGCCATTGTGTGTGCATTGGTATCTGCTGAGATATACAATGTCGGCACATTGGTTTTAAGTGCAAGTGCTAGAGCAAGCGTAGATTTACCTGCCCCTGGAGCACCTGCAAACATAGAAACTTCTGAACGCCTGATAATAATCTTGTTCGTTTCAAATGCCTTAAAACAACTAGGAAGGGGTTCCCCACCGATAGATGCTCGTCCTACTGAACGTACTAGAGTACGCATCGGTCTCCCTTTCTAGTTGATTAAAATGGAAATAGTTCTTGTGTTAGTTGACTGGCTTGCATTGGTCCGCGCCCTGAGGCATCGGACAGACCCACATCGCGTATGGATTCCCTGTCTTGCTTGAGATTCCCGACTTGTACTTGCGCGGGCCGTGCTGACATGTTGGTCCACCCTGTACTGGAGCCGCTGCCATAGCGGATGGAGCCTGAGCCTGGGGCGGAGTTGAGTAAGGCGGAGGCGTTGTGCTTGTAGTGGAATCGGTAATCGACAGGGGGGCTAAGGTAGCCGCCTGAGACAATAGTCGCTGTGTTGCATGAATCTGAGTTGCGTAATCGCCAATGCCTTCAAGCAATACGCTTAGTTCATCTGCGCTGTTTGCACGGATGTTGATTAGGTCGCCTGTTGACAACTTATAGTTGACTTGGAGTTTCCATTCTTCGGCCATTATTTATCCTTCTTCGTAGAGAACTGACAGAACTCGGTGAGTCCACACATGTACTGACAGTTGTTTGTGTTGGGCAAGAATACACCAGCCTTGCGTGCTGTGTCAAATTGTTTTATTAGGTATTCCATTTTGTCATAAGTGTATCCTGACAGGTCTACCATCTCTGATGTGCTGTTTCCACGAGCCATGTAGTAGTTACCCCATTTGATTTCTATACCAAAGGTCTGTTCAAGCCCTAGTTTATAGAAGCCAAGTTGGAGCGTACTAGACGGAGTTTGCTGAGATGTCTTCAAGTCACAGATAACCAACTGACCATCAACATCAAAGACGCGGTCAATAATCATTTTGACTGGGACACCTGCAACAACAGGAGTTAGCGCAAGTTCAATTGCTGGATTGCCATCTGGTGCTACCCAGATTTTCCAGTTCTTATTGAGTTCACGCCAAGCGATGTAGCCTTCGACCCATTTGGGTCCAGCCGATTGCCAGAACGTCTGGTCTTCCTTGTTTGGATTAGCCTTAGTAGCACGACCACCAACACGTGCATTGGTTAGGTCAATGTCACCTTTAGACTCATCCCAAGCCTTTTGCCATAATTGTACTGCTGGGTCTTGCATCACAAGGTCTCCTTGTCATAGTTTTCACAGGCAAGGTGGAAGGCTGAGCCTCCAACGGACCATACGGATGGAGATTCTTCTTTATTGAGCAGTCTACCAAGATAGTATTGGTAACCGCATGTTAGGTATGTTGAGAATGCCGAATAGGACATATGCTCAGGTAAAGTATATTCTTTGAGTTCAATTGACATAATTGGAGTATAATGTAAAATTGAGTCTGAGTCAAATAGTTATAAGTATTTGACAGATGGTAATTGTCTGTGTATAATTAATTTTGTAAGAAATTATATATAAAACAAACGCTTAGGCGTTTGTATATATAATAATATATTATTA